TCACAGCTTGAGCGCGTGCTCGAGGATGCCGACCATGTCCGGCCCGTCATCGTTGATCCACTTGCCGTAGTGCTTGCGGATCATGTCGGTGGACGTGTGCCCCATCTGGTCGGCGATCCACTCCAGCGGCACCGCGCCGGTGGTAAGCAGCTGACTGGCAAATGTGTGCCTGCAGTTGTTCGGACCACGAAAGCGCACACCGGCCGCTTTCAGGTGTGGTCGCCAGAAGCCCTTGAGCAGCATGTCCGAACTGGTATGCGCCGCGCCGGTGCTGGAGTTGTGGAACACGAAGCGCAGCTTGCGCACGCGCACCGTCTTGTTGTCCCTCTCGGTGACGTCCACCTGCACCGGCTCCAGATCACGGGTGAGCTTTGCCTGCGCCCGCAGCGCCTCGCGCGCCGGCCGCAGCAGCTTCACCTCGCGCACTGAGCGCCGCGTCTTCGTCACCTTGTAGTGGCCGCGCACTTGGGAACGCTGGAAGCGGACGATGCCCTTGTCCAGGTCGACAACATCCTCCCAGGCCAGCGAGATCGCCTCCGACACGCGCGGCCCCGCCCAGATCATGAACTGCGCGTGGTTGCGCTCCTGCTCGCGCGCGGTCTCCGTCGAGAGGATGGCATCGATCTCCTTGCGGTCGAACGGATCCGGATCGTCCCGATCGGGCACCCGCACACGCAGCCCCTCGGTGGGATCGTGGGCCATCCGGTTGCGCATCCGGTACAGCCGGAAGATCTGCCGCACCAGGGCGATGATCTCGTTGATGGTCTTGTTGTGCAGCTTCGGCATCAGCTCTGCCTGGACCCACTCCTGCAGGTCCAGGTGATCGATCTGATCGGCCTGCAGCGCCCCCCACTTCGGGCGGATGTGCAGCTCCGCCCTGCCCTCGTAAACCCTGAATCCGGACGGCGCCACCTCGTTGCGCTTGATGTTCAGCCACAGGTCAATGAAGTGGCCGAAGGTGTTGGTCTTCACCTTCACCGAATGGGGGAAGTGACGGGCATAGCTGAACGTGCCGTGTTTGATCTCGTGCCGGATCAGCCCCGCCAGCCGGCTGGCCTGCTCGATGTTCGCCGGCGAGGCATCCCCTGGGAACGGCTCACGGCACAGCTCGCCCTGATACCGAAAATAGACGCGCAGCGAATTGCCGCGCACCTCGACGCCTTCGTGCATGGTCGTATTCACCTGATGGAATCGGCGGGAGTCTATGCCCGGCCAAAGCGTGAGGCCCGTTGCCAGGCCTCGAACTGGTTGGTGTGATTTCTAGGTCAGCTCGTCAGATCAACACACTGGCTATCAGCTATGCGGTACTGCCAGTGGTGTCCACCATCGCCGTGGCTGACATACTCCACGCGAATGCCATGCTGCTCGCCCTGCCACTGGGCCAGCGTTGCATGTACCCAACGGCCGAGAACGTGCTTCCAGTCTGCCGGTAGCAGAGCCTTCACCTCGGCGTCAGTTATCACCGACGCCTGCTTGCGTTTGATCGTCAGGGCGATGACCTCGACGAACTGCGCGGACTGCGCCAGCGCAGAGCGCGCACTGTCCTCACCACTCAACCCGGGATATGGCCAGCGATGGGCGACGAGCGCAGGCGCCGGCGGGAAGCAAGCAACCGAAGCCACGTTCGCGGGCGAGAAAAGATCGCACTGCGCACTGGTGTGGTCAGCCATGGGCAACCTCCTTTGCCTTAGGCGCTTCAGGGTGCACAAACAACTCCACCCCGCTGCGCAGCAGGTCGCGCTGGGTCTCGCGGAGCTTGGTTGGATCGAGGCCCAGTTTGCGAGCGAGAGCCTCAGCAGCCCAGCGGGCTCCCATGGTGTTGCTGGCGGTGCGCTTGTCGCCGCGCACGGTGGCCACGTAGGTACCGGTGGTAAAACGGGTGCGGATCTCAACGGGCATAGCGGCGGCGCTCCTGGGCTTTCTTCGCTGCGACTTCGGCTTGGTAAGCGGCCCATTCGGCTGCCCAGCGGCGCTGGCGAATACGGCTGCACAGCTGGTGTTTGCGAGTCGACCGGGGTTTGCCGCAGATATCGCAGGTGCTTGGCGGCAGCGGATGACTGGCCATGGTTGGGCGAAGGGACTCGGTGGGGTTAAGCATCATTCACCTCCGCGCATCCATGGCGGCATCGATGGCCTTGTCCATCTGCTCACCACAGAGCATGTACTCGTTGAAATACCTCTCGACCTTCGAATTGCTCGAAACGACGCCAGGCATTGAGGTCTTGTCTCGCAGCCAGCGATACCGCTCCGCATCCTTTACAACTCTCTGCTCCAGCTGCTGCTCGGTCTGCGCGGGGCGGGTGGCCCTACGGTTCCATTCGTCTGGGTGCCAATAGGCAAAGTGCGCTCCGCACCCGTCGTTGGAACAAGCTACTTTCTTGAACCAGGGAAACCGCGTGGCCTTCTTGCCAGCAGTAGCTGCCGGGCGGCCACAGAACGGACACGGGAGCAGCTCATCCTGCGCCGGGGCTGGCTCTACCGGCGCGGCCTGTTCGGCAACGTGCAACCATGCCCCGCTTGGGGCGCCTGCCGATGTTGGCTGGCCGTCGAGCATCGCCTCTAGGTCGGCGATCACACGCTCAACATCAGGAGCAACCGGGCGGCGTATCCCCAAGAGGTTAATCGCGTTGCGGATAAGCGGGCGATGCGTGACATTGAGCAGCTCGCCCTGCTGGACCGGTACCAGATTCCGCTCCGGACAGCAGCTCAGCGCGCCGGCGCGCTTGTATAGCGCCATCTGCGCGGCACGGTCGCGGGTTACGGTTCCACATCCGGTGCATTCATAGATGGTGCGATCTTCGATAGCCGGCGGCGTGGTAGCCTTCTCGGCGCTGACTTCTGGGGTTTGTGCTTGCATGGTGCTTCTCCTTGGGTTGGTCAGGCCCTGGTGAGTTGCCGCTCACCGGGGCCTTCTTGCTTTCAGCGTGCGATCAGCAGGAACAGGTCCGGCAGGTGGTTGGCCGCGGTCAGCAGACCGGCCAGGCCGGTGCCGATCCAGCCGGTCATGGCCAGCCGGGCGCGCAGGCTGAGGCTCGGTTCGTCATCGTCGTAGTGCTGCATGGTGCTTCTCCTTGGGTTGGCGTGTTGCTCGACCGATCAGGCGTTGCCGCGCCCGGTCGGGTCGGGGTTCTGGAACAGCCAGCACTTCACCGTGGTGCCGCGCTGGCTGAGGTGGTTGCGGCGGTTGAAGGCCGCGCGCACGGCGCTGTCCACGCCCTTGTTGTGCATGAGGTATTTGCGCGAGCGGCTGTTGGGTAGCAGGGTGCGCAGCGTGCCGATGTCGGCGATCTTCTGTTTGTGCTCGGCGGCGCGCTCGCAGAACTCGTTGAGGTTCACGGCGATCACGTCCGGCTTCTTCGAGTGGTCCACCACCGGGTCCTCGCTCAGGCCCTGCAGGTAGTCGAAGGCCTCCCAGAACTCGGCCACCTCGGCCGGGTCGGCGTTGACGGCGGTCTGGCGTGCCAGCGCCATGGCCACCAGCTCGCGTTGCGCGCCGGCGTGCTGCCGATCAGTGAGCGGGATGATCAGCCGCAGGCAGTCGACCAGGGCGAGCAGCTGGGCGTGGTTCTTGATGATTCGCTCGATGCGGATCTCTTTCAGCTCGCGCAGGGCCTGTTCGTGCACCTTCACCTGGGCGCGGAACGTTTCCAGCACCTTGCCCTCGGCGCGGGCGGCCATCAGCAGGAAGTGGCTGACGTCCATCGCGCTCAGATGGTTGAGGTTGTCCGCTGCGGCGCGGCTGGCGGCGGTGACCTCGGGGCGCACGAAGTGCAGCTTGACGATACGGGTGAGGATCGCCTCGCTGGCCATCACCGTGGCGTTCTGGCTGATGACGATGGTGCCGCGGAACGGTGGCTCGTAGGTTTCGTTGCCGGCGGTCTTCACGCCGGTCACGCCCAGGGTGCCGCCGTTGAACAGCGGTTTCAGCTCGTCCCAGTCGTAGGCTTTGGCGGCGCCGCGATCGTTGTCGCTGCGGTCGGCCTCGAGCAGTACCAGCGGCATGCCGGATACCTGCCCCATCCACCGGCGCAGGCCAGCCTTGGACATCTTCGAAGGGTCCTTGCCCTCTTCGTCCGGGCGGCCGAACAGCTTCCAGAGGAACATCAGCAGCGTCGACTTGCCGGCGCCCGCCTCGCCCGTCACTTCCAGGAAGGGGAAGCTCTGATACTCGTCGCGGATCTGCTCGGCGAACAGCGAGCCAAACCAGAACGCCAGCGCGACGATGCCCTGGGTGCCGAAACAGGTCCACAGCCATTCGAGCCACTCGGCGCGGTAGCCCTCGTCGGTACGGGCGATTTCCAGGCGGATCGACTTCTGCAGCGTCTTCAAACGCAGCTGCTTGAACTCGAAGTAGT